TCTCTAGGGAAAGATATATGTTTACCACCTATATTTATAAGACTTCCGTCACTTATAGCACCCCATAACACACCAAAAGGGGCGGAATATCCCCAGTCAAAACCTCTGATTTTATACCAATCGTGGGGGATTTCAAAATCTTTTACAATATGAATATCTTTATTGAAAGTATCAAAATAAGCTCCCTCAATAGCATCCCAATCCCCATCAAGCATTGCTTTTGCTAATGCACCACCTAAACCAAGTAATTTATGCTTATAAAGTGGATCATTTTCTGTCATGGTCGGATTATCTTCTAATTTGGCAGGAATAAATTGTCTTGTCATTCCTCCCTCTTCGTCCGACATTTGATAGATTTCTAAAGGATTTTTGTTGTCTATAAATTCACTTTTAACGAATTCATGCCCTACCCCTCCAGGATTCGAACCGCAAACTATTCTTGGTAAAGCACCGAACAAACCTTCTGGAATTTGTAAACCACCAATACGAACCCTACCTCTTAGAAATTTATAAATATACTCGCTAAAATGTGTCAATTCATCTATTAGCAATACATTAATTTCTACACCTTGATATTTGATTACATCTTTTTCATGTTGGCAATGGCATAGATGAATTTTTGCACCATTCCAAAAAGTTATTTGAGCAGTAGAATAGTTAATTGAAGCTAGGTTCTTGTTTACCATTTCAGATAATATCTGCACAAATCCACTTGATCCGTCTAAATGGTTCTTTTTCAAATCTTCTGATAATCTTCTAAATAGATAAATTTGTATATTAGGTACTTTTAAAGCATAAGCTAATGCTAAAACTCTCATGCAATGAGATTTGCCACCACCAGCAGCACCACCGTATAAGATTTCTGTTGCTGTACTGGTAAAACAGGTTGATTGTCGAGGGTGCAAGTCAAATTTCATATTATTTTATCTTCTTTTAGTTTTATCCATAGTTTAGCTGCTGCTGTTGATAAATTATTCTCTTGATAATTTGCAAATACCTCTAGCTTTGAATGACTAAAGTAATAAATGCTATTTTTAGAAATCATTAAATGATATATATTATTATGAATCTCTACTATTTGTGGTAATTCGCTCAATATTTGCTCTAATGTGTAAGTTGGAGTTGGATCCCTTTTTTCACTTACCGCAGTAAGTTGCAACCTGTAATAGTATATTGGCTCTCCATCCCAACATAGAATTACAAATTCACTTTCTGAGTCATTAAAACCTAATTCTTTTAATCTTTTACTTGTTTCTAAATCTGTACAAATCTTTTCTAGCATAGTTTATTTAATTAGATTTTTTTTAAATTCTTCTAATTCTTTAACAATTATGTCTATTTTTCTTTTACAATAATTAATTGCGTCCTCTTCTTTTAGAAAGTAATCTTCGCCTTCAATATTGATAAAGTGCCATTGATTACCATCTTCAACTTCAATAGATTGAGAATATATCCCTTTTTCTTTTTCGTAAAAGAAAGATAATTTTTCAATAATTATTTCCTTAGGAGTTAAACAGCAGGCATGAGTTTTTTTTATTCTAAAAGGCTCTTTTATGAAATGTTTTTTTAGAATGTATATTTTATCGCCTACTTTAACATTTGATTTAATTTCAGATATTTTCATGATTTTTTAATTATATTATATATTGCTTGTCTACTAATTCCGAATTGATTAGCTATTTCTTTTACTGTTTTATATTGAGATAGTTTTATTATTTCTTTGTGGTCTATTTTACGAGGTCTGCCAGCTTTCTTATCTGATCTGGCTAAACCTTCTTTTATTCTTTGGCTGTGTTCCTTGTGTTGCTCTGGTGTTAGTTTCATTTTATGTAAATATTATGATATTCTTCTATTTCGCTTAGCTTTCTATCTTTTATTACTTTTTCCACATAACTATTTAATGTTTTTGGCACTCTTAACGATCTGTCTCTATTATGATGTGCTCCGTAAGTTTTTAATTCGTAATGTGAGAAAATAGTTTTATAATCATAAATAGACTCAGATGATCTGTCCCATTTCGTGACTTTTGCTATCCATGTATCAGATTCTTCTGGTTTTGTTGCGTGTCTTATTGCTTCGCCCCATGTAAAACCTGCAAATATTCTGCCTGATCCTATCTTATTATTTATTGTCATAGTTTTAAAATGAAAAGCTTATTCCTTTTCTCTTTAAATTATCCCACGCTCTCATAGTTATTATATCTTTATTTCTTCTAGGAATATCAGGGAAAATCTTCTCTACTCCATCCGAAAGAGAGCTTAATCGCTTGTTTTCTGTTATATCTTTTTCTATTAGAAGAGTTGCTTCTGTTATTTTTTTGAATATAGTCATAGTTTTTTTATTTAAGTTTTATTTTGATTGTGGTTTTACTTGTTTAAAATCCTCTCTTTTTTTAATAACATCAGTCCATTTGCCTTTGCCAAAGTAATAAGGATTTAAAAAATAAGCTGACTCTATATCTTTAATAATTACTTTAGCTTTTATTAACTTTGATATATATTGGTTTATAGTGTTTAATTGTTGCCCTAATCTTTCTGCTATCTTTCTTCTTCTGCCTGCTGTTAATAATATTTCATTATCATAATTAGTATATCTAAATAATTCTTGAATTACTTTATCTAATCCATTCGGCAAGCTTGTTATGTCTTGTAGGTCTTTTATATAGATTTTTATATATGAATCCTCTTGAGGTATTTTATAGGTGTGTGTTTTTTCACTTTTTATAATTTCTCCTGTTTCTTGGTTTAATGTTTCCATTTGTGATTTATATATGTGTTTCATATATTATAATAAGTTTATGTTAATAAGTAAACTCTATAATATATCTATTATTTTATATTGTCAATATAAATATATATTATTGTATATAATTTATTATGTTATTATGTAAAAAGTTAGTGATCTTTAATTAATCCTTATATATTAAGCTTGAAGGGAGGTTTTTTGTTTTTCCTCCCTCTTATATTATATATTAAAAACAATTATAATAATCTGGTGCAATAGTCCACAAAAATTTATCTGCTATTGCTCTTTTTTTAAACCACTCTTGGCGCGTTTCTTCGTCTTGTTCTGTTTCATCTAATATAACAATGCAATCGCAATAAAAATTATATAGCTCGTTAAGCATTAACTCTTTTGTTAATAATAGTCTTGATTCATTATGCTGATTATTATCAGTTAAATCTTTTAATTTTTGTTTTAATTCTTCTTTTTCCCAGTTCGGTAAAATTCTCATAGTTTTTTTATTTAAGTTAATTATTCCTTAATAATAACAATGCTATTTTTACTTGTCAAGTAAATATATGAATTATTTACAATTTAATTTATACCAATTTGTAAAAGTTAGTACTGGCCTTTGTTGCTCTGTTTCTTCATATTCATAATCATAATAATCAAATACATCTTCAATATTAGCTGTTTTTAATTCCACCGCTTGCTTTAATATTTCTGGTTTTATAAACCACTCCTCATTGATTACTAAAATGCCTCCAATGTCTCCACCTATCCAATAGCCTGCAATTATTTCTCCATCGTCAGAGCCATCTCCTGCTTGAAATTCTGTTCCCTCGTTTGATTCGCAACTTTTAAGCTTTTCGTTTTCATATTTATAAAAGCATACATCTTGATAACCTGCTCTTTCTAATAATTCAATTAATAGATCATTTATTGCTTTATTATATGCTTTTAATAAGTCTTGTGTCTTGGTGCAAAATTTCATAACGTTTTATTTCTTTTAAGTTTTTATATTTCATAACGTTTTAAAAAATTATAACAATCATCCCAGTTATTAAATGTCGCAATGTCATCATCTATTGTCGCACCTGTTAATAATATTCTTCCTTTTAAGTCTGCGGAATAAGATAAATGTAAATTTAAATGTTGAAAATTGTTTTCAAAAAATTGAATTATTTTATTTGTCATAATGTTTTTAGTTTTAAATTAATTACATAGCTAAGTTTATACTATGCTTTTTTATATGTCAAGAAAATATATGATTTTTTTACATTTTTTATCCACCGCGTGAGGAATTGGCATTCAAGCCTTATATTCTGGGGGTTGGAATTTTTACTTTTCTTCTGGTGAGAGGTTTATTTGTATATCAACTTTATCAGAACTTGAGTTTGTGTTGTGTGTTTCTACTTTATCTGCCCATGTACTATCATATCCTTTGGGCTTAAATCTATTCTTCATATTAAAAACAAAAGCTCCATTATTAAAACTGTCTAATATTCCTATTGTTCCTTTTCTACCCATTTCTTCCCACCATGCTTGGCTTAATGCCCTGCCTTTTTTAATTGAGTCAACAAAGTCTTGCTCTATTTCTCCTAAACTTTCTCTATCTGCTCTTACTAATTTATAGAAAGTTTCTTTTGTAATATCTAGTGTTACAATAGCCGCAATATCGCTTTGTCCTTCCTTGTATGCATCTAATATCTTTTGCTTTATTTCTTCGTTCCAAATTTTAGGTATAAGTCTTGGTCTGCCTGGAAGCTTTTTATCGTTAAGGTTTTTATATTCTGCCATTAGTGAAATACTAAGTTATCGCTAGGAAGTATTTACCCCCTAGCATGTATAAATAACTTTCTTATTATATAACCTTATTATTAATAATCAAGAAGTGATTTTCCTTCCTCCTGCCTTTTTCTCAAATATATCCTCCAAATCTAATCTAAAGCTTTTTATGTTTTTATATAGTGGCATCTTATATCCATCAATTCCGTTTCTTCTTGCAATAAATTTACTTTTAGCTTTTTCTATTAAGCTTTGTTGCTCTTCATTTACTTTTAAGTTTTTTTTTACTTTGTAAAAGTTTATGTATTGTGTTATTCTAGTCATTTCTATATTTTATTACTGCAAATTGCTTGTTAAATCTATCTATAAAAGGCTTCCCACAAACTCCTTTGTTTTTTTTTATAAATTGTTGTAGTTTTTTTAGTGATTTAAAGCAAAATACTTCTGATTTTATGCCAAATTCTTCATGGTTTTCGGCTTTTGGTTCAAATTCTTTACTATGTGAAAATGATTTTCTTCTTTTATTTTCTTTTATTGTTGTAAATCTATATTGCTGCATAATTATTTATTTACCAGTTGATCCAAAACCACCCCTTCCGCTATCTTCAATATTCTCTACGATCTCCATTTTGCTTGGATATAGTGGTCTTATTAGCATTTGGGCGATTTTATCTCCTTTTTTAATAGTATAAGGTTCGTGTCCTGCATTATATAGAATAACCCCTATTTCTTTACGATATGAATTATCTATTGTTCCAGGTGTATTTAATACTGTAATTCCATGCTTCAATGCTAAGCCTGATCTAGGGCGAATATCTGCCACTGCATAGGCTTCTATATGACTAGAAATTTTATTATTGTATTTCTT